CCCTCGTGCCGACTGTATTCAGCGTACATCCAATCTAAACTGGTAGCTTCTAACGCACGGTTTTCTACAGGACCTAGAGCCTTTAACTGACGATGCCAAGTGGTGTCATCGTGTGTGGCATCGTTGAAAAAGCTGTCGCCAAAAATCCAAATCATTCAACTTCTTTATAGTAGTATTCGTAGTTGACTGTAGTGGCATTTTCTTTACGAATTCTAGCACCATTTTTTAAATGGAATCTACGTGCCATGGGCGTTTGAGGACTTAGTGTAACTATGCCTTTAAGATCAGCATAGTCTTTTTTCAACCACTCGGCGGCCTGTTGCAGCAGCGTAGCACCGGCTCCTGGAGCATAACTCCATATGGTGTAAAATACAGCAATTTCCTTGTCCTTGCTCATGTTAACTAGGTCTTCCTCAGTTTCGGGAACACCTTTGAGCCATTGCATACAAGTGGCTGCCAGCACTTCTTCTCCTGCTTTGAGTATGAGTATTTCTGCTGCTTCGTTAATGCGTTGCTCAAGGGGAATGTGTGGACGAACAGGGTCGTCCTTGATTAATCTGACTAGGGGATCAGTGATGTCTCTAATGTGATGAAGTTCCATGTTTCGCTACCTGGTTATTATATGTGTACTTATCTTTCTGACCAAAAATTACAAATCATCGCTAGGCAAATTGTTTAATAGTTCCCTTAATTTACTGCTGGCAACTTCGGCCTGCACTTTAGGTGCCGGAGTACCGTTGTCTACGATTTCACCTGTGGTACTGTTAACTGTTTGTCGCTGCTTGATACTGTTGAGCAACACACTGCCTGCACTGGCTTGTCCGTGACCATAGCCGTCTTCTTCATCCAAATCTGAAATACGCAGTGTGTCAATATTAAACTCTAGGTCAATCTTTTGACCAACTCCGCTGGAACTACGTGTTTTCATTAGCTGGATTTGATAACGTCCACGTTCACGCATTGCACGACTGGTAAAGATACCAAACACATTATCAGCTGTTTGAATCTTACTTAATCCGCCCGAGATGTGGCTGTGATCAAACTCAACTTCTTCAACAGCACCGCGATTTAGCTGTGCCGCTGTGACAAATATACAGTTCTTTTCTACAGCTAGATTACGCAATTCCTCACTGACATATTTGTCTTTGACAAACAAGTTTTCAGCACTGATACGCTTGCTCAAGGGCAACAACAAGTCCATATAGTCTACCAGTAGTACATCAATCTTGCGCCCCATTTTGATTTCATACTCTTTCATATAAGCGCGAATATCATTGGCTGTCTTGCCGCTTGGCATATACTTGACTTGGAATTGTCCTGATTTTTTTCCAATCATTTTGACTTTCATTTCCACGTCGTCAATGCTTTTGAAAATTTCTCTTGTGGGTATTCCAGTTACCATAGCATCTACCCGCAAGCTAACCAGTTCTTCACTCAATTCAAGTGTCAGATACAAGACATTGTGTCCAGCTAGGCTATAGTTTACTCCAAGATTAGCCAAAAACAAACTCTTACCAGCACCACTACCGCCAGCCCATATGTTAAGCTCACCTCGATTAAATCCACCATATAGTTTATCATCGATGGCTTTCCAACCTGTGGATATTTGTCCATTTTTATCCTTAATACGCATCAATCTAGCACGGGGATCAGCAAAGTAATCAGTGCCCATGTCACGTTGTAGGCCCACTTGTACAGCCTGTTTAATTTTTTCTTCTACAGGACCATATTCACCTTTTTCCAGCAAGTCAGCTGACTCTAAGATAGCACGTTCAAGACCTTTGTGTCTAATAAATGTTTCAAAATCATTCATCAACCAATCATAGTGTTCGTCACGTAGATCTTCTGCTGCCTTGAGATTTGATCCTGTAGCTGCATTGATAATGTCTGGCGTGGGCAATACATTATTTTCAGTTACATATTTGGTTAGAAATTCTGCAGCTGGTTGTAGTTTACGGTCAAATAGATTACTGTCAAAAATACTTTGACAGCGTACAAACGTGCCAGCATCTGCCAACATCATTTCTAGATATACACGTTGTATGTCATATCCATAATCAACGTTTTGTCTTGCGCGGTCTTTTTTATCATTCATGTGTGTATTATAGTTTCTTTAAATATTAATTGCAAGGTGTTTGACAGGACTCCAGTTATAATCCCATACTCTCTGTTTAGTGTGATATAGCACGGCTCCAATACTACTACTTGGATCTCCAGGGTTAGGAAGACTCCAACGATACTTAAACATAGGTTCAACATACCGTTTATTTGCCTGACTATTCATAGCACACCCGCCCATGTAGACCAAACAGTCTGCACCTGTTAATTCTTTTGCCAAGCTCATTACCGAGCCAATTTGTACTTCAAATGCATCTTGTACTGCGGCTGCTATATCACACTGATCTTGTAAATTATTAATGGGATAAGGCCAATTTAATACCCCTCTGTGGAAATTATAATTCAAATCAACTGTGCCAGTTATGTAACTATTAACTTCTTTAAAATAGCGCCACTTGTCTCCTTGCTGGGACATTTGTTGTAACAAGTATTCATCTTTGATTGGAGTAAGTCCGCATAGTTTTGTAAATGCACTGTAAAACAATCCCAAACTATGTGGATAACTTCTGCTCCACACTTTGGTCATTTTGCCGTGTTTTGCTTCCCATATCGTGGCGCACTCAAATTCGCCGATTGCATCAAGAACAACAATTGCACAATGATTAAACGGACTAGTATAGTACCCAGCGGCAGCATGACTAGCATGGTGAGGAGTATATGTGATAGGTGCATATTTGAATTGTGTTAAATGTCGTTTTGGTAATACAGACATATCCATAGCTGTTCTATACTGTCCAGCATATAGTTGTCTAGCTTTTTTAATCCAAGGACGCTCATACCAGAAGATTCGATCTGGTGCGCCTTGCCCTAGTGCTCGATTAAGTATGGTGCCATCTAGTAAATCTTCTGAAGAATTATCCAAAGAAAATAATTTATTATCTTTGAATACAGCTAAACTACTGCCATGATTAAGAGCGTTTATCCCCCAGAGTATCATTTGTATATAAATGGATCACGTTTACGTAATTCTTCTAGGCGTTGTTCAAATGCCTTTTTCTCTTTATACTTGCGATAAGGAGTTAACAGCCAATTAATTAATTTTTTCATATTATGTCCTTTAAATTCTGTATGCGGTTACTATGTTATTTTCTAGTACAACACTAGTACTGTATTTTCCTTTGCCTACTCGATCATAACTCCATGTTTCTTTATACTTGGTTTTAAGTTGTTGTTGCTGAATATATCCAGGATATCCTTTTGACTCTAACAACATTTCTCGAGTTTGCCCAACCCAAATATCACCTAACAATATTCTGTCTGCAATGTTTTTACCAAAACGTTTAATCAAATCATTCACGTAGGCTTCGTGTTTTTTTCGTTCTTCTTCGGCAAGTCTAGCTGACTCTGCTTTTTCGTGTTCGTTATACAAGTACCATACAATACCTATAACCGCAAAAAATCCTGCTGCCTGCCATGGAAATAAAATTATAAGAAATATTATAATACCTAATATAAATGCACCAGATTCCATTATACTGTATCCTTAAACCATTTTTTTGCTCGTAATTGAATTTTCAAACCGTTAGATTCCTTACTATTTACAATTAGCCATAGTGTTGCTAGACGACCAAGTTTGATTATAGCATCGTTGATATCTTTAACACTATCGGGCCAGTTAGGCATGCTAACACTCCACCCTAACTCGATTGCACGTTCAACAGTTTTAGGACCTTCATGGTCTCTATCCGGAACTAAAACTATTTCTTTACCTAATTGTTTTAACAACCAGTTTTGACTATCTTTAATCTCTGCTCCGAGTAATGCACAGCCATCAATACTTAGCGCATCAAACGGACCTTCGCTGACAATTACGAACTCACGATTGTCCTTCTGATTATCTAAATTAAAAACATAGCCAGGTTGTTGTTCGCTCAAATACTTAGGACTAGCATCTCCAATAGTTCTAGCAGTCCATCCTACAATTTCATTATTAAATAAAAATGGAATAATAAGTCTATTGCTGAATCCAACTTTAGGAGTCCAATAGAAAGGAAAATCTTCAGGGTAAATTTTTCTATTAACCATGTACTCTAGCACAGGTATAAGTTTTTCTGGAAGGTCAACTAACAAGTCTGTAATTAGTTGACTATCCATAGGTAACGCACGAACATCAAATTTTGGAATAATACTACGGATTTCTGTTGTATTATTTTCGTCTAATCTCAGTGCTTCTAGCCTTAATTGTGCAATGATATCATCGGGGATATTTAAATCCCGCATGAATTTATTCATTTTTTGGCTAATGTGTCTACCTGGTTGCCAGCTACATTTGAATCCGCAATTGAAACAGTGATAGCTTACAGCATCACCACCATTAACAATAAAGCCACCGCGCTGTCTCTTGTCATCACAACAGACAGCATTAAACCCAATCCAACCGCTTGGAGTATTTTTTCTCTTGCCAGGCAAGTATTGTAGTAAAGTGTCTGCAATTAGGCTCATGCCTAAGTATAACACGTTATTTGATTAAAATCAACTGATAACGGTAACTGTATTAACCATTCCGTAAACTAATGCTGGATTTTGCTGAGCACCGTATTGCCAAACATCTGGATACAACCAACTAACTCGCATATAGTTATAACTGTTTCCAGTTGCTGGATTTATCACTGGAATATTATTAAATGATACCGTTGTAGAAGTTTGAACTGAATATGTAATTGATTGTAATTGTACGGCATCCTTGAATGATTCTACAGAAATAGTCATATCTTCTGTGGCCTCTACATAAATTGTTCCAATAAAATTTGTCATATTGATTCTAAAATTCATGTATTCTGTAGCCTGCGCTTCATAAAATTTACAAGGAATTGCACTGGTATGATTAATTACATTACCCATGTAATTAATTTCACCTGAAAATTTATCGTAGATGATGGTTTTTCGACTTTTCGGCATAGCATTACCGATTACATCAATTCTACCAGCAGCGCTAAAAAAACTATCTGTATATAATACTATGTTATTTCCTGAACTATCTACGGCTATAACACTATAAGTTAAACTTTGACTATCTATATCTGAAATGTCTTCTGCTGGAATAATGATTTTTGCTAGCCCTTTGATAGCACTAGTTAGTGTTACTCCTGTATGCCCAGATATAGTTTGGCTGGGAAATGTAACTGTTAATGATGTTGTTGCACTATCGACATCGACTGATACACTTGAAACTATAACCGGTCCTACTATATTTGTTCCCGTTAACACATTGGAATTTAAAAAATTGCCTGTAATATTTGCTGTAGGTATTGTAATTGTTGCTGATGTAGTTTTTGCAACTGGAATCGGCGCAACTACTGTAGCTCCAGTTGCTGTAGCTGATGCTAGCAATGTTAAGGAGTACGGGCTACTCTCTAAAGCCTTACCGCTTGCATCCATTACATTAACTTCCATGTTAGTTAATGCGGATAAGTCTATACGCTTTTGATCAGCGTTCTGGATATCGAATTCTATGACGTTATCCACGCCTTGATAAATTTTAATTGTTCTTGCGTACACGACTTTATTCTCCACAGTGAATCCTGCCAAATTGGCTAATAGTATAGCTCTATTAGGATATAAATAACTTTGAACTTTTTGCATTGGCGAGGACCTTTAATAGTATTTATGGCAAAATTAAGAGACAACATTGAACAAAATCTACCATTTATTAGCGTCATCAACTATGGTGAAAACGAATACGTGGGAATTATAATAAACCAAGATCAGTTTGTAACTAGTTTCTACGATCTAAACGCCTTAAAAACACCAGAGGAAACAAAAGTATTTTTAGAAATCGGCGAAGTATGGTGGTGGGAAAGCAATCGCCAATTTCCTATTACTGTATTCTGCAGAGATGAAATACAACCCTTTAATTATGCTATTAAAACATTCAATAGCAAAGACACACGTATTATATTAGGCCCAGTAGTAAATTTAATGAATCTTACACTAAAACGTGTTAAACGAAAAAGTGTTCAGCTAGTACGTAAAGTTCGTTAATTAAACTCGTAGCTAATTCTTTCGCAGATTAAATTCATCTGCACTACAATTACATGTGCATACGCAATAGCATGCGCTTTCTTAAAATAATATTCGTCATTCTCTGGTTTTATCCAAATTTCCGACAGTATCGTTGTCCAATCTTTTCCTATCAAATAACGCTTGGCTGGCCGAATCATAGCTAGCACTGCTGCCAATTGTTCTATTGATGTGGGCTTGACCTGTCTCAATATAGACCCGTGCCCATTCACGTGAAAGAGTAAATCGACGAAGTCGTCTTGCTCTAGTAGATCCCATAAAGGTTCTGTCTCCATTAATTGTGTTAAGTGTTCTTTATTTTTAACACCTTCGTACACGCTGACATTTAAAAAATCTATTTTAAAATATCCGCGATCTTCGGCTGTTTTATAATCAATAGTACTTATTCCAGTTGCAGGGTTGTATGGAATGCTAGTACAATATATACCAGTGTTGTGCTTTTTAAAAGAACCGTCGAGACTAGCATCTATATGTTTTAATACAGCTAGTGCTTGAGTTCTATCAGCAAAGTCGAGGTCGATATCTGGCATAGTTAATTAAAATTAAAAGCAATACAAATTCGTTCATCATCGATTAAGTGTCTTGGAACACAATGTCTAACATAACTTCTGAATATGACAAGACTACCGGGACTTGGTATAAAATCGTGTGTCATCACATTCATGTAGTTAGGTATAGTAGCTGCAACAGGACACATGTCTGGCTCTAACGGGCTTTCAAAAACTAAATTAGAAGATCCTTCAGGCACCGATACATAATAAACAGCCGAAAATGTACTACTATGGTGATGATGAAAATCTTGGAAGTCGTATTTTTTCATAATATTAATCCAAGCTTCTGTGCATACATATTTCTTTTTGTTGCGTTCTACACCTAGTATTTTGGCAAAATTGTTTACATGTCCAGTAATGGTCTCTACAATTATTTTAAAATCCATATCTTTAGAAATGTCATGTGTGCCTAATGTATTGTATGTAGGACTAATCCACATCTCGCTTCCTGATTTAGTTGTCGATTGTATGGCTTTTATTTTAGATAACAAATCGGCATTTGTTTCTTCAATTTCAGTTATTTTATCTGTATATATTGCTGTAGGAAATAATAATTCAACACCCATTATATATTACTCTCTTTAATAACTTCTTTTACAAACATTACATCTTCTGGTAATTTTTTAAATTTGCTAACCCAAAATTGTGGATCAATAATATTTTGTATATGTCCTAATTGATCATCGCTAAATTTTTGTAGCATAGCTTTTCCATTAGAACTGTTTAAGATTAACCAAGGACTAAGTTTTCCATCTTTGATATCATAGCATGCTCTACTTAGACTAGCATATAAAAAATAATGATTCCATTGTGCGTTATGATCATCTGCCCAATCCATCATCGTTTGGATCGATCTTTGTGTTGCGGTTTCGGCGGTTTCTCTTCTGATAAGGTCGAGTACGTATTGGGTGTAGAGTTCATCTCTACACCAGTGGTCGAGCTTGACTCCAGAGCGGACAACATAATCGATAAATTTTTCCGGGTAGAGAGGATTAACATTGCTGACAAAACTGCCAAACTTAACAAAAGCATTATAGTAACTGCTTTTACAAAAATCTTCATATGTTTTTTCCTGTTTACTATTGGGTTGAACTATTTTATAGAATTTTTGAAATGTATCAAACGCAAGAACTACATGTTTTTCTTTTTGTGCTAGATGCCTGCGTTTTTGCTCACACACATGTACAAACAAAGTCTTTTCTTGCATAAAGCCTTTGCTACAATGTCCACAGGAATATGGTTGATTAACTAATGCCATCATTTTAATTTTTTAGCTATGGTTGCTTCGTCCATTCCGTATTTTCTTGCTAGCTCTTTCATTTCTTTGTCTGTAGTTATTTCAGCCAATAACTCTAACTCATCTCGTTTACGATTAGGATAAATTTCTTCTAAAAATTTATATCTCTTACCGCCAGTACCTGTTTTTTTCTTAGGCCCTATCCAATTATGGTAAAATGTTTTTTCGCCATTATAACTACACATACACAATAACAACCATAATAATTTAGGATGTTTTTGTAAATCATTCCAATTTTTATTAAAGTATTCGTTTACAGTTAATACAAAATGTTCCTGTATTTCTCTTTTTTGATCTTGAGCACTACTAAGATACCTGTTTAAAATAAAGAATTCACTTTTTAGACTTTTTTGTTGTTCGACAGTCATTTCGTCCCATGCCGCGCGAACATTCATGTCTACAAATGCTATCTTTTCTTTTAATTCGATCTTATCACTCATATTTTTCTTGACTTAGTTTATATAATATTTTAACACGATCTATAGCTTTTTGCAAGGCAGGATTGCTCTTTCCTGCTAGACGAATTTTAATCCATTCATTATGATCAGCTAATTCTTTATTGCCGATTTCCTTACGCACATCAAATCGTTTCGATTCTTCGGGATCGTAATCCCATCCAATTGCTTTTCTAGTACTAGGGTCTGCACCAAATTCGCGAGCATACGTAACAGTACCGTTGCGCTCATAAATGTAGTTTACGCCTGGTTTAAGATTACCCACGGAACAATTCCTCTTTTGGAATTAATCTAGCATCGAACGCTAACACTGTCCGAGTACCATTGCCTTTCCAAGGATACACAGTATGTGGAATATGGCTTGGGAATACTAAAACTGTGCCCGGTGTAGGATCGTATTTCCATGTATCAGTCATGACAAACCTGTTTACATCTTTAGTTACAGGTAATCTAAATAAAATTTGTGCATCACTCGGTTGACTGTTATCTACTAATTCTGGTGCACTGATGTATACATTCCCGCTGATATTTCCAGCAGGATGGCTATGCATTTCTTGGTAATCTCCAGGATATTGTCTAATAGTCCAAATACTAGTAACAACAATATCGCACAACTTAAGATCTTCTGCGCCGGATTGTTGAGTTACAATTTCCATATAACCTTGACAAATACCTTTAATGTATTTGATTAACCATGTCACATCAACATCTTTATCATTAGGGAAAATTTGTACCTGATGTCCACCTCTAACACTAATAGTCGGATCTCCCGCATCATTGGCGCCATCTTGCAAGTGCATTGCATCTACTAGTGTATACATTTTACTATATTCCTGCGGAGGAACATTATCTATACAAATTATAGTAGGTTGAAAATATGCTATCTTTAATGTCATAATAGTTTATCCAATTGAATTAATTCGCTTTGTCGTGATATTTCTTTAACAAAATAAACACAATCTGGTTTTGACCCGGTACTTGTAGGAGTAGCTAGTAGTTGTCCATTCTTCATTTTAGGAAAATACCATTTTACATCGTTATAAAAGTTAAGTATTTTAATAGGTTTAAATTCGATTCTAAAACTACTTAATGGATTAAAACATAGTGCTTCAAATCCTCGATCATTTAAGCTAGTTAACGGTAATACTTCGATATCACAACTACTTGAACTATCTCCGACCGCTATGCTCCAATCTATCGGCATAGTAACTTCATTATCTCCAATTTGCAATACAATTGCTGGAGCATTAAAACTTTCTAAAAATATTAACGGCATAAAAAAGAAATCAGGCGAATTGGGATCACTGTTATCTAATACCGCAAAACGTGTATTTTCGTCTACCTCCTCGGGTAAATTGTTCAACGAAAACATTTCGTTATCTAATGTTAGTATCTGCATAGTTCCTTATTTTTGCCAATCCACTTTATCTAAAGTAAATGGATACTTGGCTTCCTTGTAAAATTTCTTTCTTTCTGTAAGATGGCGCTTTGCCCACTTACAAGTACTGGTTAGATCCCAGATTTGTACAAAATCCTTATCTTCTGCCTTACGGATGCCTCTGCCTATACTTTGTATAACTCTAACAAATGATTTTCCTGGTTCTAATAAAATCAAATTAAAAATACGGGGAATATTAATTCCAACCGCAGCAACACCGAATGTTGCAACAATTACTTTATTATCGCTTGTTTTAATTTCATCATATTCTTCTTTTCTATCAGTAGTTTTGACCGCCCCTGATATAAAAACTGAATCTGGTATTTCATTTACTAAAAATTTGCCTGAATCTATTCTATTAACTAGAACTAATGTGTTGCCTGATTGTGATATTTTTTTAATTAAATTGCTGATATATATCATCCTGTTTTCTTCAGTAACAAGATATTTTAATTCTTCTTGATATGTCTTAAACTCTGGTAAATCTATCATCTGTACTACATTAACATGGCATGCTGATAGCACACCCATTTCTTGCAATTCGTGAGCTTTAATTCCACCAACAACTGGCCCAAGACTGGCAAAAATAGGTTCTGCTTCAAAGTCTCCTTTAGGAACTGTTCCAGTTAATCCCCAACGTATAGGTGCATTACATAGATTTTGTGTAAGTAAATTTTTGAGTACATCTGCTTTTGCCATATGAACTTCGTCTACTATCACCGTTCTAACACCATCTAAAAATTCAGCTAACGATACAATATCATACTCGTGATTTTTACTTTTTTTATCTAAAATATTAAGACTTTGCCAAGTGCAGATTGTATGTGTTTTGTTTAGATCTTTTCTGTCCCCGTAGTATACACCTACATCTAGTCCTACGTTGATGAAATCTTCTTCTGTTTGTTCAACAAGACTTTTATTAGGAACAATCGTAATAGTTCTTCCATATTTTTCAGCACAATGACTTAGTGTTGCTGTAGTAATTGTTTTGCCTGCGCCTGTTGCAATTTCTTGAAGACTTTGTGTATTTTCGAAAAATCTATTAATTGCTTCGACTTGATAATCACGCAACATAATAGGTTTGCCTTCTTGTTGATGACCTTTTGGCCATACTTTACCTTGATCGGCCCAGTATGTTTCTGTTACTGGTTCAAACGATATTTTTTTAGTAGTACGCAAATCTTCTAATTCATCGATGTCTATATCCATGTCGGATAATACCGCAAGTACTCTTTCTAATTGACTCAAGTAACCGTTACCCCCAAGTCCAAACATGCTAACTTTGCCGTCCCAACGACCTAATTTATAAGCTGGGCGATAGCGTGCCGTTGGATCTACATATTTGAATGTATTTGCTAATTTCTTTCGAGCTTCCAACGGTAAGCCTTCAAGTTTGATATTTACTTCGTCTCTAATTACTAATTTTACAGTCATATTTTTATTCTAAGATCCATAGTAACTGGCTCGTCTGCCCACTCGACTATTAAATCGCAACAGTTAGAGTATACACTAGTTTTGCCGTGACGTAAACCCATTTTAGTATCCAAAGCAAGTACGCTCATCGGCTTCCATGCATTAGTTAAGAAAAATTTCGGTAATTTCCCGCTCATTACAACAGCTACTTGTGTGTCGTCATCTAGTCTGTAATTATATTCTTTTTCTTTGATTAACTGATTAAAATGTTTTCCAGTCTCGTCATTGGGTAATCTAAAATATACACCAATTCGATCAAAAATTCCATTATTTTCCAGGGCTTCTGATAAAATTTGTAAATTTTCAAAATACTTGTTATTCACATAAGTGTCAAATACAACCAATAATGGTAATCTACGTAAATTGACCAAAGACTCTATGGTATCTGAAATTGAATGAGTTTTTTTGTCCACATATACTCTGGTTTTTGACCGGTTAGCAATGTACTCTGTTAAATTTTCACCTGGATTTTTTGCATTTTCGACCAAGTACTGGTATCGCATACTTCGGTCATTGATGATATTTTGATCAATCGATGTTGACAGCCCTAAGTCATCGGTAATAGCTTTTTGAAAATTTTTATGTTCAATGTCGGTGATTAAAAATTGGTCAAAAATTTCGGTTTTCGACCATGATTTTATGGTTTTATAGTAGTCTGTAATAGCTTCGTCAATTTCAAACTCAAACGGACTGAGAGCTTCATATAGAGCAACGATATTTTTTTCAGTCAGCTCGCATTGCCAATTTTTAGTGTTTACGTGCGAAGTAAGCCCATCTGTAGTTTTTGTCAAATTTGTCAAAATTTGACGAATTTCTTGAGAAAATGACATTTCTATAAAAAGTATGGATTCTTGCTCTTCGTTCTTTTTAATATAAAGTTTTTTAATTTGTTCTATGTGTCTAAAAGGTTTAGACCAAGAAATATCAGATAATGTGGTTTTAATTTCTTCTGAAAAATTCTTGATTTTTTCAGAATTTTCTCGAAGAATTTTGACTAGCAATCGACTTTGATTTTCTGTGATAAAAATATGCGAATTTACAGAAGATGCAAGGCTACGTAACACTTTGCAATCTCGACCAGATATTTGGTCTTCAATGGCAGGGTTAGTTGCATTAGAAATTTTAATTAATAAGTTATCTACAGTCATAATAAAGTAAGTGTACACTAACGATTGTTAAAGGTCAACCAATTAGAAAAAAATAGGCCTCAATATTATTTAAGGCCTATTGTGTACCTTTTGGGCAAATTGATTATAAAGTTGCATCTTCCATACCAGCAACACGTAGCTTCACAATATTTGTGATTTGCCATTGTTTCTGATCAAGTGCTTTAGTAATACCTAACCACTTATTACGTAGTAAAGCAAATTCGTTGATAATTTTTTCAAAGTCAACAACATCTGCTTCACCTTCTACATAACGATGGCAATCTTGACTACTTAAGGCACGTTGATAGTTTTCCAAGTATTTACGAAAATGTTGACTCTTAAGACGTCTTAATTCAATGTTAAGGTATTCTAAAATTGCTTCAATTTCTTGTAATTGACCGAATCTATGCTCGACAATGCCTGGCATCGATGCCGCGGCACGTTCAACATTTCCAACAATCTTACATTCTTTAGCTGCATCAATTAACTGATCGTTAAAGTAATCAACGGCATCTGGAATTTTAGAAATATCTTTACTAACTTCAGAATACCAACCCATTAAAACTCCAATTCGCCGTAATCTTCGTCATCTTCGATATCTTCGTCATCATTGAGATAATATCCGATTGCTTGATCAAGTGTTTCGTCTACACCTAATGCTTCTTTAAAAACTTTATCCGGTACACCGAAATCTGCCAATAGATCAACATAGCGTTCTGCTACTGTTTCTAATTGTTTTTTATCAATATACTCAACAAAGTTTAGCCAAATATCGCCCACTTGTGTTTCATTCAACATTCTCTTCTATCTCCTCTGGAATGGTAGTTGGTTTAATTTTTAAATGATAATTTGCCATTACCATATCTAATTTATCATCTTTCCATTCTTTTCGGTACAATAAGGTTTCTTCTCCAGTAGTTGGATCAACATATTTTAAACGATTACCTTGTTGTACAAGAAGTCCTTGCTTTTCAAGCATATCAACCATACCGCTATAAGGATTCATTCCAGTTTCATATGGAATTTTAATTTGCACTGACTCGAACGGTTTAGCATAACGTGTTTTCATAATTTTGCATGCTGCACGAATACCATTTACCTCGCTAGTTTTGTTGCCGTCTTCGTCTTCTTTCAACTTTAACTTCTTCATAGCAACCACGATAGAACTTGCATAAACGAATCCTTGACCGCCTGAAATTTTGTCATCTGGATCAAACATATCTTGGCTTGCGTATGTATGATTAGTACATACCATACCAACATTATAATTACCAAACATGTTTACACAGTTACGAACAAGTGCTGTAAGTGCTTTAGGTTTACGACCCATATCACCTTTAAGGTCACCTGCTTCAAATTGATTAATGTCAGTAGGAGTAAGTAACATACCCAAGCTGTCTATGACAAACAGGACTTTTGGTCGTTCAGTCATTTCTTTATATTCTTTCATAAACTCATGAATAGTTTTAGCCACATCATCGATCATGGCCATGTTGAGTTTAAGAAGTTTATCTTCGCTAGTATCCACACCTAAATCGTGTAACCACTTTTCATCTAACGCATTTTCTGTATCAACTAAGATAACATAAATGCCTTGAGCTTGTGCATTACGTACTAGATTACCCGAACAGATAAAACTTTTACCTGCACCGCTTTCGCCGGCAAACACAGTTACTTTACCTAGTGGGACTCCTTTATGGAAGTCGCCACTAATTAAATAATTAAGTGTGTAGTTGCCTGTACTAACCCAATCTGTAGGATCATTGAATCCTACTCCAAGTCCGTCAATTGACTTGGTCAAAGTTTTTCTAAACTTTGATAAATCAAACGCTTTAGTTGCCATATTAGTTATCCAAGTCCATTGTGTTCCATTCTTGTACTACAGCAAGCATTTCTTCTTCTGTACTACAAAGAACTTTTGCGGTCTTCCACTCGCTTTCGTCATCACGACCACCAACTTCTACCATAAAGCCATTATCATAACGGTTAATAGTAATTGATTCATTTACTTTGCTTAGTTTGCTTAATTTAGCCATTTAATTCTCCTGTTTTTGTAGATGACTAGGGCGTACAACTAAGTTGTAGAGGCCCTAACCGATTATTGTTTTTGACGATTGCGAATCATTGCCAAGATATCTTGAGCACGTGAATCGCCACCCTCTGTAGATGTCGGAGCACTTGCTTTTGGTGCAGGTGTCGACTTAGATACTGGTGTATCGTCTTCGTCGATGTCATCTGTTGCTGGTGAAGATGCTTTAGGAGTTGACTTAACAGGATCTCCAGTATTTTGGCTCATCCCTGCTGGTTTGAAATATTGTCCCCAACGTTCCATATCATATGGTTCGCCGTCGACTGATGCTTCAAACATTTCTTTCATAACCTTTAACTCAACTTCGCCAGGTTTCTTAGGCAAAAAGTCTTGTAAGTTATATAAACCATATTGAGAAATAGCAGCCTGTTCAGCATCGCTCAATGGACGCTCACGACGTGCCCAACTAGATGTTGAGTAGTCAGCATAACCGCCTTTGCTACCTTTCTTCATGCGATAGTCTAGACCATGCACGTAGTCAGTTGGCAAATCTTCCAACTCTGGATCAACCAAAGCAGCACGGATGCTTGTAAAGATTTGTGGGCCGATAATAAATCTACGTATTGGATTTTCTGGCTGTTCTTCAGCCTTTTCGCCTAGACCGTCCTCAACAACAAATCCTTGGAAAATGTATGAACGCTTTTTCCAGTATTTACGACCCATATCTTCCAATGCTGGATCTTTAAACCATCCACGTACTTCTGAAAGAATAGGACAAGTGTCGCCATACATTTCAACGCATGGTACTTGTACTGTGATGTTTTTGCTTTCTGATTCGCCTTTGATACCTGCAAAGGGAAGTTTGATCATTGCACGTTCAACCCAGAAAAATGTGTTATCTGTGTTGCCGTCTGGTAAGAATCGCATAACGGATTCGCTACCTTCTTTTAAGTTCCAAAACGGATAAATTGATTTATCTCCGCCTGTTCTTTCTCCAGAACCTTTTGATTCCGATGCCTTAAGTTTTGCTCTAATTTCAGCTAAAGTTGCCATAATATTCTCCTATTGTTAGCCTTTATGTGCTTTTTTATTTGCCTAATATTCATTTATGATCTACATAAACAAAAAGCGCATACATGTTATTGTATACGCTTTTATTTAGCATTGCAAGAGAAATCTTGCTGAAAATACGAGTATTTTACTCAATCAACGATAGTGTACCAAATTAACAATTCTAGTCAATTCGTCATTACGGAAGCTAGTACTTTCGCCCATTGCTGCTGGCCCGGCTGGCATTTCTTGGGTTGTTTTTACCGCATTCGCTTGATTTTGAGCGTCGGCTGCCGCATATTGTGCATCGTCAGCTTTTTCAGCTTCGCTTTTTGCTGGTGCAGCTGCAGGTGCTGCCGCAGGTGCTGCCGCAGGTGCTGCCGCAGGTGCCGTCGCCATATGTCCAACTGTGTCACGCGGACCATTATAAACTCGTTTTTGTGCCGCTTGGCCTGTCGCAGGTGCAGCATCTGGCTTGGCAAATGTAGCATCTGTTCCAAATTCAGAACCTTGTGCTGTAACATTTGCAGGTGCGCCAGCAGGTGCCGCCGCAGGTGCAGGAGTAGGTTTTGCTTGATTAGCTGGATTTTCTAAACCACCTGTCGGAATTGCGGTTGCCGCGTTAGTAGTACCGACTGGATTCTTAGCGGCATCTCCTGTAGGAGCCGCTGGTGCCGGTGTTGCTGCTGGTGCCGTAGGTGCCGTAGGTGCCGTAGGTGCCGTAGGTGCCGTAGGTGCCGTAGTGCCAGCTGGTGCAGCCGCTGGTGCACTACCACCAAATTGTTTAATAGCCGCTTGTGTAGCTGGCCCCATGATACCATCGGCTTTAATTTTTGCACCTTTAGCAATTAAATCTTGTTGTTGTTTCATAACAGCCGGATCTGATTTAGCTGAAGGTTTAGCCATATTAGCAGCCGCAGCACCGCCAGCTGCTCCAGCAGCCGCCGCACCACCGAGGCCTAATGCACCACCAATTTTTCCGCCTAATGCTTTAGCACCTTGCCATAAATCACCGGCAATACCTTCGTTTTGTTGGCTTTCAATTTCGGCTATCTTTTCTCTTAGTCCGGCAACACGAGCCGCTAATTGGTTTTCATCTATACGTTTCATTTTTTAACTCCCGCTATTTTAAGTATACTTGATAATTCATCAGATTCATTGTATTGTTCACTTGGATCAGCACGATCTATAAGTTGTATTACATGCTTAAGATCTTCTTCTGTAGCATTGCCAAAATCTCCGTTCTTGAAATCTTTTATCACACTAATTTTAGCACGAGTTCCACCTATAGTGAAGTTTTTAGCTTCTTTATTCCAAAATCCTGCAATGCTTTTAAGAATTTGTTCTACACCACTTTCACTACTACCTGCATCAAAACCAAAATCTTCTGGACTCATGCCACAATCTTTCATACAATCGTGTAAAGTCATTTCTTTGTGGCCAAAGTCTAATTTAGTATCTAATTTGGCACCGTGCTTTTTAGCTGTATGTATTGCTTTGATTAATCTAGCTTTAGAACTTTCTGCTATTGGAGGTGCTGGTGGTACAGCGCCTGCTTCAGGCGGTGCTGCTGGAGGTGCTGCCGGAGGTGCTGCTGGAGGTACCGGTTCTGCACCTGGTGTGGGTGCAGATGCCTCGGGTGGTGGAGTTTCTCCGCCAATTTCTTCTCCACCTTTAAAATTCAATTGAGGTAAAATTCTTGCGACATCTTCATTATCTTTAGCCATAGAATTTAATTCTTGCTGGATCGCTCCACGTGCATCTAAATCTGGATCAATGTCTTTCATTTTTTCTAAAAATTCTGGATCATCGATTAGACCTTTTAAACTATCAATAATATTAATACCTTCAGGTCCGCCTTTTAGTTCAGTTTTCATTATTTCATTGAACTTGTCAACAGCTGCTTGCTGTGTATCTTTATTAGGGCTGAATAATGTATCTTCACCTTCTTGTGTTTCTTCGTCTTCATTAACAATACTATCTAAGAAATTTTCAAAATAATCTTCTGGAGATTCTTTCATACTCTTTGGTTTCTTGCCATGTTTTTTCATATTAATAGCGATGGCTGCTTGTTGTGCTGGACTACCAGCCTCGTCTAACAAATCGTCGGGCGACAATTCTTTAACTGGAATTTCGCTTTCATCTACAAGCCTGAAGATATATGGAAATGCTGTTTTTAACTCCTCGTTAAATGTACGTACTGTTAAACGATCAATCCAATCGCTCATAATTTCTTCAGGAATTATCTGTTCTTCACGAGCTTCAAATGATTCTGCAAATTGTGCATAATATGTAGGACGTTGTAAATTATGAATTTCTTTTTTAACTTCTTCAATACGTTCAAATACCTTATTTGTAATATCGCCCATTGCTTCTGACAATGCTGAATTACGACCAACATATCCTTTAAACTTACGTAACTGCGCTAGTTCTTCGCTTAGGCTAGTGATATGTTTACCAATGCCATCATAAGGATTTCCACCAGCTTTTAAATGTTCTGCTAGAGCACGTGCGCCATTCAAATGTTTATAAGGATATTTAAAACGTTCACCTTCGGCTGTCTCTACCCATATGCCTTCTATGTGCATTGTTCGACCAGCAGCTACTTCTGGGTTAATAGGTTGACTGTGTTTAACAATTAATCTTGCCTCGCCTAAATCTTGGTAGCTCATACGAGCTGTTCCGTACATTTTACTTTCCATCATTGAAGATTTAGGAGCCATTTTAGGTTTAGGTTGCTGGGCAGGTTGTTGCATAGGCTGTTGCATTTCGGGTTCTTCCTTACGTTTTGCTTGAAATTCGTAATCACGTTTATCTAATTCACTCTTACCAATATTTTGCACATCAAAATTTAGCAAACGATCTTTAGCAAATTGTCTAAATCCACGAATAAATTTAAAAGCACCGTGATGTTTGTCATCAGCTAAATCACCGCTAATTTGTACAACAACACCGTCATCTTCGTCTAGTGTAATAGCTATAGTACCTAGACTAACTCCATTTTCTTTATAATCAAACTCAAAGAAACGTGCCTTAGCAATATCTTCTTTTTTACTAAGAACCTTAGCATTTTCGTCACCCATTTTAATATTAGGAAAACGGGTTTCAATTTTACCGTAAAGGTCTAGTGCAATTTTATCTAAATTCGTGTTCATAGTATATTTATTAAAAACCTCGGGATATGTATATGGGCAACGGCGGCTCAAAATCGTCTTCTGTAACCCAATCACTTGTTACTTTTAGATGTTCAAACACAGCAGGATCCCATTCTGCTAGTACTTGACTAATACGTACTACTAGTAATAATGCGGCTACTAGGTCGTCGTGTTGTCCTTCTTTGGCACTAAAACTTGTACCTTTAGCAATATAAGTTTTTAATTCGCTGATTAAAGGACGGCTATAAAGTATCATTTTATCTTCTTCTACTAAAAACTTTACCTTAGCGCAAGTACTAATTTTTGTGCCGTGGGTAGTATTAAATCCTTTACGGAATTTACGCACATGTCCTTTACGGTTAGGTTCACTTAAAAATATACCTGGAAAAGTTTCTTCCCCTAGATTATCTATGACTACCAATGCGCTTTCACCTACTGTATTGTTTTCTACACTCCAGTAGATTTGATTATAACTATCTGGTCCTAGCTCGTCTGAAATATATTTCAATATATCTCTAAAAATTTTAACTTGTTGTTGTATAGGAGTAATATTATGCTGCCATTCTGCTACTTGTGTCATACTGGGCATTTCAAAGACTTCGATAGCTCCATAGTCGCCACCAGTACCTAAGCTAGGGTCTAATGCAATTAAATAAACATTTCCAGGTACAGGTTTCTTCCACCAACGAACTTGCCCCATTTTCCAAGCTGGTTCTTTACCTACCATATCAACAAGTTTTAAACTGTTGATAAGTGTTTCATCGTAAATTAAAAATTCACATCCATATTCTCGACGGAAACGTTCTTCACCGATACGACCCATTTCAACACGTTTCCATTCTTCATCGCGATCCGGATGTTCATGCCATTCAGCACGGAATCCATGAAATCCGTTTAGCCCGGTGCCGTCAGCTTTTTCATTTCCATATTCATCAAATTTGTTCTGGCTTTCTTTCCAGATTATTGCGAATTCATCTTCGTCGCTGTTTGGAGTTGATGTAATGATTGCTCGTCCACCTGTTGCCAGGGTTGGTGAAATTGAGGTCCAAAATTCAGTTGCAATATTGGGTTGAACAAACGCAAACTCATCGCAATAAAGTAAGGATATGGACATACCACGACCGGTATTGCCAGTAGTAGTAGCTGAAACAATTCTTGATCCGTTTTCAAATTCAATACTCCCTTTATTATAATTTACCACACCTGCGCGAACATAGTCTTCACACAGTTCGTATCCGTAACGAATACGTTGCATAATTTCCTGACTGCCTGTATACTTGTGGGCGGCCACTAGAATAGTTTGATCTGGGTGAAACATGGCATACCATAATAGATAACTTGACGCACAAGTGGTCTTACCACTTTGACGCGGTAGCATGTTGATGTTAAACCTATAATCGTGATAAGCGGCAAGCAATCTCTCTTGGTATTCAAAAGGTTCAAATTTTACTTTGCCTTTTACCGGATGCTGAATATGAAAAAAGTTTTTGGCAAAATGTAAATAGCCAGTTTGAGGGTCGGCACACTTCATCAAGTGTTCAACTTGTTCTTCTGTAAACTTTTCTTTAGTGTGAGCCTTTTTTGTTAAGACCCCGTCGAGACTTTTTGCCATATGTTTATTTAATCAAAAAAATAGACCCCGGGGGGTCTATTTGGCACCTTGGACAGGGTGCTAACTGCGACGAAACTTAACCGTTTAATCTTTTGTTTAATGCTAGCATAGCATTTAATTCTTTACTTTCATTCATTTGTTCTGGTAAGGTTGGAGTATGGTGTTGTCCTAAACTTCCTTGAATATCATTTTTCATACGCTTTCTTCTATCAGCCGTAAGTTTTCCTTTTGAGTCGCCTTTACTAGAGATACTACCATAACCCCAGTTCTCAGGATCATTGTGATGCT